GGATTGCTTAATCGCTTCTACTCCATCAATCATTCCACTACATTGTCCATTTTCAAAATCAAGACGATACGTTTTTGACGGAATCGCCGATGGTTCAATCACTTCTGCTTCTTCGATTGTGATGTTTTCAGAAGGGAGTACCATCATTTCACCACCTTATCTAAAACAACAAATTGTTGGCCACCTTGAACGCGAAGCAAAACGACTTTATCACCTTTTTTCAATCCAGTCCGAATCGGTGTATCAGTTAACATTCCGCTTAATGCTTTTACCCCTCCACCGTGATTGTGCTCCAAATTCACTTCATATCGCGTGACACGCTCTGTAATAACCAAAAACTCTTCGGTCAGCTTCAACTTCTGATGTATTTGAATCTCAAGAGGGGTTTCAGATACGACCGTGCCAAACAACACATGAACGGGATTCGTCGCTTCTACAGCCTTTACGGCAACCGTTTTAATTAAATCTATTAAACTCATATCAAATCACCTTCAAATCAAGTTGCATTGTATGCACGCCACTATCCCAGCTGTGTGTGCATTCATCGACAAGGAAATATTGTTTCACGCCGATTTTTTCAATGTACACAAACACAAAACAACCCGCACGCACTTTCCAATGACCAAGACAGTTGAGTTTCAACGATTTAGTTTCCCGATTCCGCAACTTAATGAGCTTGTCCAACAAATCTTTAATTTGCGCTGCCGTCATCTTTTCATCGACTTTCCGAAATTCTTGCAACCGTCCCCATTTCGCAATGTTCGCTCTGTCTTGAGCGATGTAGACCTCTCGTTTACCTGTTTTTTTGTTGTCTTGTACGATTTTGACGCGATTATACGTTTCTTCGTCGATTGATTTTTTGTAATCAAAAATCAAAAAGCAGACTCTCTTCTCCAATGTAGAAGTCGTCTGCTGGAATAGCCATGTTATTGATATTTCGCAATTCCAATTTCCCAAAATTGTCGAAGAGCACGTAATTTCTGTTTGTTGCAATTAACGTTGAATCTAAAAGCTTTGCGACCACGTCGAACGCTTTTTTGTTGTCTTCAACCATCGCTGGCACTTTGTATCCCGTATCTTCAAACGTTCCTACTTTCAACCCTGCGTCGTTTGCGATTTTTCTTTATGCCAGCTGTTGCTGTCGTCGCAGAAAAGACGAATGTATCGTTATACATGAGATAGCGCAATTGGTCATATGCCTTTACATGAAATTCACTACTTGTATTAAAGCCTGTTTCGAACACATATCCGTAAAAAATTTTGTACGATCTATCTGTTACGCGGATAATTGCTCCGCTATTGACCGGAAACTTTGTTGGTTGTTCAATCACTAGCTTCGCATCCAACGTCCCAGCCTTTCCGATCCTGCTCGTTTTCCATTGCACGCTCGAAACAGGCATATCCCACACCGTTCCATCTCGATTATCAATTAATACTTCCATCATTTCACCCAATCTGTAGGGATTTTTAACACTAACCCGATTGGTAGTTTCCACAATTGACTGTCTTTAATTCCGTTTAACTTCTGCAACTCAGGATATCGGTTGCCGTTGCCTGTATAAAGCTTTGCTACTTTCCAAAGATTATCGCCTGCTTTCAATGTGTACGTCGTTGGCTTTGCTTTCGTATTTGGGCGCGCAGGCGCATTTTTCTTTACGACTTGAACAGCCGATGACGTTTGTTTTTTTGACCACCTGCATTTTCTTTGGAGCAAACGGCACGTATGTTTTCAATTCAAGGGAAAAATTGACGTCTTCACTGCCGAACGATTCGTCATATTCGAAGTGCTCAATGGTTACTAATTCATTGATGGTGAAGGAGCCGTTGACATAGATGTAACGCACTGGTTGTTTATTTCTCATCCATTTTTCTAATAAAGCAATGTAATATTGCGGCTCTCTAACAGCTCCACTTGCATAATGGGCAGGTTGTGCAGGAAAAAAAGACTCAAGAGAGAAGCCCGATAACTTTTTGTCTTTCGGTACGTTGACACGCCCGAGCTTTGCAATCGTAAACTCCTCTCCATCTCCTTCTGTTTTTACATTCACTTTCTCAGGATTCACAGGAAGCCGAAACATTTCTTGGTCATTTGCGTGAAAATAAATAGCTCGTTCCATCACGCATACACCCCTTCTGCCGAACGGGCGATTTCATTTACCATGCTTTCCTCGACCTTGCGAACAAGTTGCTCAACATCGACGTTATTTCGAATATCACCTGTTTTCACTTGAACCGTTGGCGTTAACGTGACAAAGTTTTGAATGGACTTAATCGTCGCCAGCTCTTTAAAGATTTGTAAATCTTCCTCCGCGATGTTAATTTCATCGTCAATTTTCCCAATTTTATCGAGCTTACCGCCTGTCGGGTTCTTATCCTCTTTTCCATTCGCTAGAGGGTTTTTCATGCCTGGGCTATTTGCGATTTGACTTCCTAATGACTGAGAAAATGGGTTGCCCTTTTTTATTCCTTCTGTTAGTTTTTGTTGTTTTATCCAACAAGTTGGCGGTTTTGTCAGACAGCCATTTGCTCATTTTATTTCCAGCAGCATACCCCGCATTAAATGCTTGCGGAACATTAAATCTATTCATCCTCGGAATATTGACTATAAATTCACTACTTGTTGGCGGTTTTAGATTCGCCGCAAAGTTTTTCAGTCCGCCAGACAAACTTCCGACTGAACCTGCACTCAACTTACCAATCGTTCCGATGTTAACGCCCGGTATCATATTTAAAGCTTTAATTAAGCCATTAACCGCGCCAATGGCGATATTTGCTCCTTTCACAAAAACACGCGCAAGAAAATTCGCAGCTGTGTCAAATGAGCCAGTGAGCGCCGTCATGTTGTCTACAATCATTTTTACCATATCGTAAAATAGCTTTTTCACCGCATATACTGGGTCGAAAAAGACATTCATAATAAATTCAGCAACCATCGCAAATAAATTCCAAATGTTTGCGATGATATTCCAAACGAACGCCCCTAAACTAGCGAATAGTCCGAAAATAACTCCAATAACTTCTGCTGTCTGCTCCCCCCATCTTACTGTGGCATAAGCAACAAACCCAAGCAAAGCAATGATAGTAAGCAATACCCACGTGGCTGGCGAACTAAGCATGGCTGTGTTATAAGCCACTGAGCTGCCGCGGCAATCATTGTAGCTGTTTTCACTATCAACCATTTCGCCGCAAGCCCAAGTAAAACCGCGCCAATCCCAGCTAAAACAGAACCAATCACGGTTAAAATCGGCGCAATCCATGACCAGTTTTCTTCAAAAAAGCGTCCCACAGCGCCGACCATTCGATAGAAGAACTCTAGTGTATCAAAAGCGAGATCCATACCTTTAATAAATACGTTGACGAAAAACATCGCATGCTCTGCCATCGTCGCAAACGCATCGGAGTTGACAAATTGATTAAACCGAATCAACAATGGTTCAAACGCACGAAGCGACCAGTTTTTAAACATGGTCATCGCATCAGCGAACGTCAACGGCATGTTTTTGAATTTCTTTTCAATGTCATCGGCTGCGTTGAAGAGCGCTGCTTTGATGATGTCAGCCGTGATTTTTCCATCTGCCGACATTTCTTTTAGTTCGCCTTTTGTTTTGCCTGTAAAATCGGCAATCGCTTGGGCAAGCAACGGTGCATTTTCCATGATGGAACGGAACTCGTCGCCTTGTAGTTTACCTGCTGCCATCGCTTGTGTGAGCTGATACATACCAGCTTGGCGTTCAAATGTCGATGCACCAGACGCAGTAAATGCTTTTCCCATTAATTCAGAGAAACGAATCATCTCATCGTTGTTTTTGAATGCGTCATCTGCCAATAAACCGAGTTTTGCAACCGAATTAGCCATATCCATATACCCACTCCGGCTACGTTGTGCAGCTTGGTATACTTTCTCTTGTAACTCTGTCTGTGTCTGCAAACCGTCATTAATATTTGCTAAACGAGCTGATGTAGAAACATAAGCGTCTGAGGCTTGAACAAATGACTGAATTCCGTTTTGAATTCCTTGTAGTGCAGCAAAAGCTGCTGTCGATAACAAAAATGCACCGAAAAACTCTTTCACAGCACTCGTCGCCCGATTGACTGGTGGAGGCAAGTTGGCGAATTTAGAGCCTAACGGCGTCAAAGAGCTATCCACCTGTTTAGAAGCCGCCATCAAACGTTCTAAATCAGCCGATGCGTTTGTAATCGCTTTGCGCGCTTTCGCTAGTCCTTTTGTATCTAATTGAGTCGCGCTTGCATCCATTTTTTCCATGACGCGAATGGTCGCATCCATCGCACGAATCATTTTCATGAGTGGTCCTGTCAATTTGTCATTTAACGCTAGCGTCGTTTGGACTCCAGCCATTCGCTCACCCCCTCATTTTGCTTTTTATGCGGTCGTGTTCTTTCTTTTCTTCTTCCAATTTCAATTGAATGCTCGCAATGACAAACGCTTTTTCTTTTCGATCCATTTCTAAAAATTCACGAGGTCGCCAATGAAAACGGTGGAGAGCAACATACGCATAAAACGCCTCTCCACCTTCTTCAATTAGTTTTTTGCCTCTTCTACCTCTTCATCCATCGTCTTATCAAGCCCTGAAATTTCTGTGACCTTCTCAAGGATTTGGTTGGCTTCGCCCAAGAGGAACATTTCAGCAAACAGCCTGTCCGCACCTAAAACACCATATGACTCTTGCAGCTCGCGGTCATTTAAATCAGGATACACAATCGACGCCACGCAAATTTCGCGGTTGTATCTCACCACATCAAAGACACGTTCCATTTTTCCGCCTTTACCTGGACGGAATTTAAAACAACGCTCGTTGATTGCATCAGCTTCGCCTGCAGTTAACGGGCGCAGCACAAGTGGTTCGTCAAAACGCTCCAATTTCAATTCCACATTTTCATACTGTTTTACATTTCCCTTTAAAAACGCCTTAAACTTGCTCATGTAACTCCTCCTTAGTTAATCGTTTTGAATTGGTCTAACAAATCGAAATCATCAAATGTAAACGACACTTCATCTTTAAGTACATCATCCGAATCCCCATCCAATTTAGCAATGAGTGTGCTATCTGGCACGATGTTTTTAATGATTGCTGTTTGCTTGCCTGCCGCGCTCGTAATATCTGCATTAACGAGCATCGCATCGAAAATCGGCGCTTTCCCTGTCCGTAAATATTCCAATGCCATCGCTCGAATTGCTGGGTGGTGATAGTAATATGTCATGTTTCCTTTTCCGTTTGCCCCAACGATTTTACTGCCGTTCATGCGTGTACCTACACGCTTCACATCAGCTTTGATATATTCGATTGTTGCATCGAATTTCAAGATTTCAGCAAATTCATAAGACTTCCCATCAATCGTGATATATAATTTCCCTTCTTTCGAAGAAATCGCGTCTTTCGAATCCATTACACGTGGCATATTCATCACCTCCGTTTATTACTTGCATGCCACTGTCATATAGAGTTTTTCCATGGCGTCGACGAACTTAAGTCCCACATTCACCAATACCGCGTCTTTTTCATCGCCTTGTTCAACCACAATTTCATCTGGATTATACGGCTCCAAAGCACCAACTCGCACGAGAGGATCCAATACCGTCTTCATTAGCTCTTTTTTGAACAAATTTCGACCGTCATCGTTGTTGTTTACTTTCCCGATGAAATACTTGGAGTAGATATATTGCGTATTATCTGAAACAATGTCCATTTCACGAACAATTTTGTTTTTGCGGAAGTCTTGATTTTTCGTCGGTGTGAAAGAACGGAACGTATTAATGTCTTGTTCGACAACGACCGCGTCGCGATTGAAAGTGTAGACGATGTGGCCATCTTTCAACGCTTGTTCGATTTCTTCATGCGTTTTGCGCTCACAATCCACCGCGCCCGGATATTCAGCATAGGTCAATGAATTCGTGCCAGCACTCGCATACGCTGCCGCATACCAATACAGCGCTTCCTTAGCCGTTAATTTCTCTCCTCCTTCAAGCGTGACTCCATTTAACACAGACACCACGCCTTCATGGTCGGCAGCATTATAATTGTTTGTCACCAACGTTACATTTTTTCCGTAATTCGCACGCCATTCTTTCACTTTCAACGTGAGCAATGCTTTTACTGTCGAATCATCTGTGCCCACAGCGACCACTTTGAAATCTTGCGTATCAAGCCCTGCCGCAAATTCCGTATACGCGTCGTTTGTTGCCGTTCCAGTTGTTCCGCCAGCAAGTGTTAACGTCACATCAGAAGTCGGCAACTGGCCACTGAATGTCACAAAAGCGTTCGGTTGCAAGTCGGCAATGGCAGCTACGGTTTGTGTATCAGCAATCGCTCCGTCGAAGTACGTTTTCACTGTTGCAGTCCCATCTAAATTTGCTGTAACGACCACGGAAATTTTGTTTCCGTCTGACCCTGCATATTTGGCTGTTGCTGTTAATCCACCACCAGTCGCTGTCGCTTTTGTTCCTTCACTGTTTAGGTTATAAACAATCACTTGGCTCGTCGCTTTAAACGCTTCGCGCACAGGAACGATTGCACTTAAATCCTTGCCAAATACTTCTTTAAACTTCGTATTTGGTGACACTTTCACAAATTCTCTTGTTTCGCCCCAGTCTAACTTGAGAGGGATGGCCACCACACCTGCGGCAGTATCCTGTATAGCATTCAAGCCATTTGTCTCAAAATTGATATACGCACCAGGTCGGACTTTATTTTGTGTTTTCCATGTTCCACCTGCCATTATTGAACCTCCTTCGCTTTCCACTCACTCAGCAGCGAGTCTACTTCTTCTTTCGTGTACGTTTTTGATTCATCAAGCAATACTTCAAGCAACAGCCGATCTTTTCCGTATTCTGGGACACGAATGAAGGCTGATTTTCCGTATCTCACTTGTTTTTCAGTCTGTTTTGCCAATCCACACACCTCCTAGCGTCTGCATCGTTGTTTCATCCACCACTTCTTGCAGGCGTACAGATACATCGAATGTGATGACAAGTGCATCGTCTTGTTTTCCCCCTTCTATTCGATGCACATGATATTTGTTGGCGATATATTGAAATTCAGTTTGAAACGTTTCAAATACGCCATCACACTCCGCATCCACTTCCGTTGATTGCGGAAAATATACAACATTCCATGAGTAAGTTCTCCACACTTGTCCTTTGATTTTCCGTTCTTGTTCAGACTGAATCATACGAACGAGAAAAGCAGGAGTTTGAAGCCCCTGCTTGACTTTTTCATCATATACTTTGACGTTTTCAAACACTTGTTTTATTTGCTGAATGATGAGTGCTTTAATCTCCAAAGATCCGCCTCATCTCCTTTTCAATCTCCCGTTGCCACATATTCGGGGCGATTTTTTGCATATCGTTCATTGTCAATTTCAACATAAACCGACCTTCTACCCATCCGACGGTCTGTCCAGCCACCACAATACGATGCCCATTTTCCACAAACGACGCATACTCGGCTTGATTGTAAATATGAATATAAATTGTATCGCCTTTGCTTACCACGTAGTACTTCCAATTGTTTCGTAAATTCCCTGTATCCACAGGAGTCAGCTTCTTCACTTTTCGAATCGCCAACTGCGCGATGCGCTCTGCAACCTTCATTTGAACTTGATGGGCGATTTTATTCAATTCCACTAACTGCTGTTTTAACAATCGGACTTCGCTAAATTCATATCCCATTACGCATAGCCCTTTCGAATGAGCAATACTTCTTGATGGGTGACATACACAAACGGTTCTTTCGCTGACTCGTAACGCACCCCATCGATTACAAAAACATCCCCAGCTCGCACATCCATCTCGCTGGACAAAAAAACTTTAACATCGTATTGAATGACGTTTACATCATCTTGTGATGCGTTATTCAGCGTCTGCATGCCAACAGTAGAAAGGCGACAAGGCACGTTTTCGTACTTTGTCACCCATTGCATTCCATCAGCACCATTCGGCTTCTGATACGCTTCGTATCGTTGAATAGTAGCTGTTCGGTCATACAGTCGTTCGACTACGGATTTAGCTTTGAGAAAGATATCACGGACCGACATGCTACCACCTCATTTTTCGGAACTTATATAAAGCGCTCTTGTAGGATTGAACGATGCTTTCCACTTCGGTTTCGCCTTGACTTTTTTCAGGAACGGCAAACGTCACTTGCACGTCCCCTTCTTTAATGGACTGGACAGCTTGTTCGGCATCGGGTGCATTTTTTTGCTTCAGGCGAATGAAATCGACTACCATATCCGCATGCACATACAACAACTCTTGCGGGATGTCGTCGCGATTGCAAAAAGTTTTAATCGCTTGACCAACTTTGTCGATATACATCATCAAACGTTCATCCGATGGCGGAGTTTCTAATTCCGCTTTCACAATATCCATCACATCCATCGTTATTCAGCTGCCTTTTCTATTCGCTTTCTTCGTTCCCTTTTTCTCCTCTTCTTCTTTCACTTCTTCGTATCCAGCGTTTTTAAATGCAGCTTCTTGTACATCATTTGTTGCGATGAGCACTTTATCTCCTTTTTTAAACTTCTTCATCCTTTGTCACCCCTTACGCTTTTTTGTGTACGTAAATGGCGTTCTTTTTGTTTTCAAATACGAACGCATCGTAGCGAATACGTCCTTCCACAAGCGTACCGTTAATGCCTGGCGGGTTTTCGTGTGTCACATAGTCTGTCAATTTAATCGGCGCAACCGTTGCCATTGGGTGTGTGATGAAAAATTCGACGTTTGCTGGTAAATACGAAGATGGAACGGTAATCAACGGAATCCCATCAATTTGACCTACTTGCCCTTTCATTAACGCGTCTTGTGCAATATCAGATGCTTTGATAAAAGAAGGGTCCAAACGAATTTGCTTATAAAAATTCGCTCCAATATAAGCTACACGCCCAACAAGTGGCACTTTCAAGTCTGTAAGTGTCGTCGTTGCGTCCAAGAATGCTTCATAGGCATTATCCTTTGTAATCGGTGCTGTCGCTGTTGTGCCTGCGTTTGCACAAATGATGGCAAAGCGGTAGATGTCCACCTCTGGAACAACCACTTCGTCAATCTGACGAGCCAGCGCCTTCCCAGCTTCCATGACGCCCATCGTATCTTGTTTCGATTTGTTGTCGATGGTGAACGTAAACGCACGGTCGCGCGTCACTTTCATTTCTTGTACGCTGTTTTGTAATTCTTCAGGAACACCATATCGATTCATTCCTGTTAAAGAATAATCACGCATCGGAACGGTTGGAATCGAGAATACTTTCACCGTTTCGACTCCGACCCAATCCAAGTCTTGATTCACAGCTCCATTCGAAAGAGATTGCTTTTTAAAACGTTCATCTACATATGGTGCATACTTCTCCGCATAGTTAATTGGCATAACTCATTACCTCCTGTACATTAAATAGAATTGAATCCAAGCTAAAAACGGATCCCCTGGCTCCTCACCAGCTGGACTGCCCTCTGCTGGTTTAATACCTGTAATTTTTGGTTGGTTGCTGTTTTCAGGCACAAATAAAAAGGACTTGGTTTCTTGCAGTGTCTTTAACTGCTCCTCCAGTCCTTTTGTGATGTTGCCATTTTCATCGAGTTCAATTGTATTTTTGTCAAGAAGCGATACGACCAAATCGGCGTCATGCACTTTTCCGTTGATCGCTAATTTAATGGCGCTGTTCAATTGCGTTTCCTTGATTTTTGCCTCATATGCCGCCTTCTCGTCCTTATATTGCTTCTCTAATTCCGCAAGCTTCGTTTGAAGTTCTTCATTTCCTTCTGCTTGCTTCTTGAGTTGTTTTAAGTCGTTGTCGCGTTGTTCTAGCTGTTTTTTCATGTCGTCAAGACTTGTTTTTAAATCGTCTACTTTCGCTTTTTGCGCCTCTACCGACTTCCCATGCTCAGCCATAATTTTGTCAATGACGTCTTTTTCGAGACCTAAACTTTCAAGAAATTCGCGTTTCATGGTATTCCTCCTCTGGTTACGTTTTTTAACGTGGTTACGGCCACGAACCTTTTGTTCTTTAACGTCTACAAATAGTAAAAAGACGAGGGAAACTGTTTATCTTAACACCGTCTTCTTATGCCATTCCTCATACGAAACAGAATCCACCAACCCATTCATCGACTGGCGTTTTTCGCCGTGTGTGTATTCCGATTCGTCAAAATACGGAATCGTCGTCGTTCGGCAACGGACATGAAATGGCGGAGCATTCGTGCCTGGCTTATAATCTTTGACGTTATAAACCTTGCCATCTTGATATCTACAAATATCCGATGTTCGCATATCGAGCGTGGCCAAAATCTCGTATTTCTCCATCCCTGCATCGCGATAGCTGTTTTGCGCAGCCAAATTGTGAAAGAAACACGCTTCCGTCCTGACCAACGCTTCAGCGCGCGAGTATGCCACATCCGTCACTTTAACGATTTCTTTCGCTGTTTTGTCGATGGAACGACCAATGATAAAGCTTTGTTCGAGCGACTTTCGAATGTTCTGCATCGTTTCTTGTTCATGTCCCCAAATTCGCTCGGAAAATTCTTTCCCACTCCAGTTATACGACATCACTTCACGCATCGTGCTGTCGTCAAGAATTTGCGCATTGGCAGGTATACCAGCATCGCAAAGTCGTACATAAAGTGATAGTACGAATTTTGGTATACATCGACAAGCCCCGTATAAACGTAGTCTTGTAAGCCATTTTTACCGCCGTATAAATGCAGCATCGTCATTTCTATTTGCGCCAAAAGCATCTCTAATCGCGAAATTCGAACGCGATAGCTGATCTCATTCAATAGATTTTCATATTGCGAATTCCCTTCAAGCGCCATCGCGCGAAACCGAGCAAGGTCAATTTCTTTAAACGCCTCTATTTCTTGTGACGTTAGTAGCTTCCTTGCTTCATGTAGAGAAATTTGATTATCTTTCGCATACCGAGCGTAAAAGGCTTCAATCTGCTTCAAAATATCGCGCTGTGCTTCTTTGAGCCGTTGCTTCATCTGCGCCAAATACTTCTCGACAATCAGCTGCGCTTCCTGTTCTCTTTGCGTCGAACGTTGTTCCCAATACTGCCGACTATTCATTCATGTTCCCATCTTTCTGTTGTTTTTGGAACACACCTTGATAGCCGTTATACATCTGTTCTTGTTCCTGCTGCTTCTTCAATCGTTCTTCCACTTGCTCGGTATACCACGGATGATTTTCGCGAATCGTTTGGTCATCAAGAATACCAACCGACGCCTGACAATTGGCGATTACCTCGGACTCGTTGATAATAATGTCACGATTGAAGATAATTGAAATCGGCTCATTCGTAAAATCGCCTTTCCCAGTCATGAGTAAATACTGGTCGATAAACCAAATCAATTGCTCAAGGCTTGACTGGAACTCGGTTTCAAGGATGTTGCAATCCATATCCAAGTCAGAGTATCGGTATCTCAGCGCCACCCCACTTGCATTCCCCAAATTCTCATCCTGCGTATCGACGCCACGTCCGAATTCATAGATGGCCTTGCGAATGCGCAATAATTCTTTTTCGACTGCATCTGTCTGTAAATCGGCTTGTAGCTTGTCTACATCACCGTTTTCATCTAACTTTACCGCCCGATATCGGTTCAAATCGTTTAAAAATTCTTGTAGCTCTGTTCCTCCGTAATTCACAAGCTTGTAAATAAAATTCGGGATGTCCGCAAGTAAATCCGCGTTCACAGAAGCCTGCAAGTTGTAATCGTCAACCAACGACTTGATACAATCAATGAGTGGCTGTTCTTCTTCGTTGTACTTAAACGCAATCAACGGCATACGCTCCCACAGATATGGCTTCTCGTTAATGGTGAAATGATAGTTCGTTTCCACTCCAGCTAGGACGTCTGGAACGAGCGAGTCAGCTTGCAGGACGTAATACTTAATTCCTTTCGGATGGTGATATTCCACTTTCTTTTGTTTTTGCTTTTGCGTATTCGTGTATACAACTTCTTCATACACGCGAATAAACGACACAATCTCTTCGTGGTCGTTATCTTTCCAAAACGGGATAATTTGTTCGCTCGGAATCTTTTTAAAAGCCAACTCGCCCTTTTCGTCAATGTAAACATACAAAAAAGCGATTCCTTTGTTGATCGCTTCTTTACCAAGGTTTTTGATTGTTTTCAGTAGACGTTTGTCAAACATATCTTGCATCATTTTTCGATATGTTTCGTTTTCTGTCGCGATGGTTGGCTCTTTGGAAAGTAAATAGCCGACCTTCTGATTCACGAGCTTCTTCACAAAATCATGAGCCAGCTTTTGATTCGAGCGCCATGTAATGTCTTGGTTTTTCTTTTCAATATCCATTTTCGTGCGATAATATCGCTCGCCAAGCAACATGAGTTTGCGCTTATCGCTAGTTCCCCATTCTTTCACTATCGCCGCCAACAGCTGTTCGTCTGTCATAATTCCTTTCGACAATTCCGAAAGCACTTGTTCATGCCATGGCGCGCGAAATAAATCTTCAATCAGCACGCGATCACCTCCCTTATTTCAAAATCGATACCGATGGTCGTTTCATGTCATCTTCGAACGCATAACGTGTAGCATCGATTGTGTGATTGTTTTTATCTTCTAACTTAGGCTTCGGGTTGCCGTCTGCATCCACTTGATAATCAATCGATTCAAATTCTCGTGCAATATTCGGCGTACGCTTTGGATCAATGACAATCGCCTCTAAATCATCGAGCCATTTCTCACCATACTCCACACTTCCCGGGCCTTTTTTTGCTCCTTTAATACGTGGAATGCCGTGTTCCTTCTTCATCTCATCCACTGACTTGGGCTCGGCACTGTCGGCGATAATCGGTTCTGCATGATAATTTTTCGCCTTTGATTTTTTCGGCCGCTTCTCGATTCGACAGCTTTACGCCATAGATTTCATCGATGGCATAGATGATTCGTCTTGTTTTATCGTAGTGCCAACGCACAAACGCAAACGGATCCACACCATATCCCCAGTCAATGCCCTGACGGATGTTATCAAATTGCTTAATCTCCTCATCTGTAATTGTTCGAAATACTAAATTATCAAACGGCACCACACCACTCCCAATCGGCTCACCGAGATATTCATGGCGGTACTTCATCTCATTCGTTCGCTTCGTATGTTCAGCTTCTTCGATGAAGTCTTTCGACAAAAATGGGTTGTCTAAATATGTCGAGTGATGAACGAACGTGTTCTCAGGAAGAAATTGCGTTTCGTACTTTTGGTTGACCCATGACTGTCTTCGCTTCGGCGGGTTGTAGCTGTAAAAAAACGTGTACCGCAATCCGTCCGGAAGCTCTCCGCGTAGCACAGACTTTTCGATGACAGACACTTCTTCTTCTGTTTTGAACTCAGCGAGCTCCTCAATCCACATAACGGCTAACGGAAATTTCGATGCTTTAATCGACTTAATTTTTTGTGGATCATCAGCGCCACGAAACAAAATGCGGTTCCCTCTCGGCAAATACGTAATCCTCATCGGGTTGACGGTGATTTGAAAATATTCGGTCACGCCCAATATTTCCATCGCTTCTTTTAGCTGTTCCAACACCGAATCTGCGAGCGTGTTCCCCACTCTGCGCACAACAAGCGCCGTCACCGGATACCGCATCACCAGCAACAGCACCATCATTGCGATATGTGTAGACTTCGCGCTGGCGCGGCCGCCTTTCAACACATAACGCAAATAACGCTGCTCTTTTACCAGCGCCCATACTTTTTGAAATGTAGGTGTAAACACTTCGGAAAGCCTAATCTTCTTCATCTGTCCCACCAACATCGTCAATGATTTGCACACCAAAATTTGCGTCAATTTGCTGGCGCTCTGTCCACATCGCGAAGCGTTTGCCGAGAAGTTCAGCTGCTTTGATACGGTCTTTAATATTTGGAGTATTTTCCACTAGTTCAAAAAAGTCTTTTCCTGCCATCGGTATTTGCTCCGTTTCTTCACCCCGAAAGCACTTTCGTTAAAAATGCTAATATTTCATCCTGTGAGGCGATGCGCTCTTTGTCCTTTTCAGCTAGGCGTTGCTGGATGTACTCTCTAATTGTAGTATTCTGTAGTAGCTTCGTTGTGTTGCCTCTAGCGCTATATCCAGCTCTTTTCGCTGCTTCTTCCGCGTTGCCAAGCTCGATGTAGTAATCAGCGAATCGTTTTTGCTTTTCCGTCAATTTCCGCATCTACATCTCACCTACCTCCCTCACTTTCTTCGAATCGCCCCACGCACTCGCTTGTACGTGTCTCTTTTCACACCCATAATGTCGAGCCAGTCACGCCAGGTCATCTTCTCTTTCTTCCGTTTCGGTTTCTTGTCTTTATCGTCACCATGCAGTTTATACATGCTTTTCACCTCAAAATAAAAACGCCACCCCGATCGGAGTGACGCCATGCTTCAACAATATATCCACGGTACAATCATAACACGTCTAAACAGAAATATTCTGTCGTCTTTCTGTCATTTTTCTTTCAGTTTTCTATCAGTTTATGGTATTGAAGGATCAATTCGTCCGTTATTACAGCATTTTTCCTGGTCTATACACTCTATCCCACGGCCCGTCTGGTTGATGTGTCTTATCAACAAGTTCGCGAGCACTTAAATGACCATATTTCTCAAATACGTCCACTAGGCATTCTAGGGCTACCAAACCATGTTCGGATGATGCAATTTTCATAAAAGAAGGGGTAACCGCTAGTTCCTCGGGATATATACAAATTGTTTCATCCTCTTTATAATCAATTATAGAAGAACCGTGAACCTTGTATTTATGAAAAACAACTTTCGACAACAGGCCCATATTTAAAAGCCAATATCGGTTCCTTAAATAATCTTTCCCCGGTACGCAATAGAAATTCCGCATATGCAAAGTACAATAATTTTTGTAACTTCAAATGAGTTGACGGAATAATTGATAAAATAAACTTCGCCACGTCGTATGCAGTCAACTCCTGATCCTGTGAAACCAGTTCAATAAACGTTTCTTCATCACTAGTGATAATTACGTCTTTAAAAAAAGAATCCCTTTGGACTACAGAATCCCATGATACAGAATCGGTCGATAACTTATGGATGCCAAATTGTACATCTCCGCACTTTTTCTTCACCTTTCCCAAAAAACTGTGAATAATTTCTTTATCAAGTTTTTCCTCAGCAGCGTAATGCCACCCTATCCTCTTTCCTTCTGCATAATGACTGACAATGGCTATAAAATGAAATGCCACGATTAAACACCTCCTTCAAATTCACTTGAATTTTTGTAAATAGAAGCCCATTTTGTATACTCTTGTTTATGTACATGATGGGAGTTAACATTCTGCAACTCGTCGTTTGAGTTCCATATTTGCAATTCCCACGGGAAATATGTATTGCTCCCCCCGTAAAAATATATGTGCGTAGCTTTGTACCCATTTTTAGTAGCATTCATCTTTCGAATCTTGTATTCATTTTTTATGTTTTCACATAAATCATTGAAATATACACAATCATGGTCAAATCCATCGATGATGATCCTAAATCCCAACAGATCATTTAAACATTTATTCAACGGATAAAGACCTTTATCCTTCTTACCTACTCGATAATACTTCAATTTATTCACGATTGATTCATTTTGTTTAACACGCAAGCGGCAATCCAAGTGTTTATATATAAACTCGAAGTCAATATCAATCACTAACTCTTCCAGTTTATAAATGTAGTCTTTTATAGAAGAGTAAAAAGGATTGTCGATTATAAAAACTCCACGGTCTTCGAACACCACAGAAACGTCTGTGATTAGCTTCTTCTTTAAATTAACAGGAACAAAATTCCTAGAACGACTCAAACTTTTTGAAAAGGAGTTGTGTAATTGACAAATATCTAAAACAAGTCTTTTTACATCATCATAATAGCAATATGGTTTTAGAAGTTCCAGACTTTCTTTTTGTCCTATATTTCCATACAAAGTCATTAAAACCATGCCTTTCTTCTAAATAAACATTCTCAAAAAACTCTATTTTTCATTTAGATTTAAAAACAATGCTTTACCTTCGGATGTTATACGTAAAGAAAATTTCTTAATAATAGTGGTTTATTTTATCAGACAGTTAATAATCTTTCCATATTCACAATTCAAATTTTATCAGAAGAGAGAAAAACAAAAAAGACACCTACGCAGGTGCCTCTTCTTTGTAAACCTCAATTCGCAACGCAAAAGCCAGCTTATAAAAAGCCTTTTCCCGCACGCGGTAGTACTTGGATTCACTGATACACATATCGTTGTAAACGTCATAATCCCTTGGCTCTTCCAACGTCATATATCGCTTGATGATCAATTCCCGTTCCATCTTGTTTAGCCGATTCACAGCCCGTCGCACCTTTTCCATGTGCTCATCTCTTTCACGATCAAAATCCGCCTTCTTGATCGCCACGCTTTCTGTAGATGAATAAAACGCACTCGTGTTGCTTGGCGGCACGAGAGAGTAGGTCTGCGTCACTTTCGGCAGCCATTCGTCTGGCACGGTCAACATGTACATTCGATATTTTTCAAGCGCTTCCTCGACCGCCTTTTTTGTTTTCTCTCCGTCAACGTCGCGCAAAAATGACAACTGCTTGTATTTCAAGCGAACCCCTCCCGTGTTAAAATATAGTTAGCCTAATGTTTCAAAAGCTGGGAGGAGTCCTAGCTTTTTTGTTTACACGCTAAAACCCATCATCTTCTAAACCTATTTCCTCACCATTCCAATAGAGATAATCCTTTATGAATTCAATAAAATCACGATGAAAATCATAGTCATCTTCAGCGAATGAAATAATTTTTTCGATATCATCATCAGACAAGTCCAACATTCCTTCTTCTGTTGCCCAATATAGTTGGTGCTTGAGAAACATTTGAAATGCTTTTCGCGGATCATTCATTTTTTCTTCCTCCTTGTCGTCGGCCATCGCCATTCGATTGCGCGACGATTGTCAGTGTCATAGTATCGCTTTTTCTGCTTATTTCTGACCTGCTCAAGCTCTTCTTGTGAGAGGTAGTACGTGACTACCTCTCCGTTCGGTTTCTTCATCGAATCACCTTCCATCCCTTTCTGATACGGCTATTCAGTTCACATTTTTGTAGTTCCTCATACAACCACACTTTTTGTCCGTCCTCAATCCGAAACAATAGATACCCCTTACGTCTTCTTTTTCTACGCTTCACGCGCCATACACGTCCTTGTGTAGCTTATGTAGCGCATACATGCGTAGCGCGCGTAATTCGCGCTCGTTATCAAATGTCGTATCGCAATATCGTTCATTTTTAGCTGTCAGCTCTTGCACAAGTTCTCTTAATCTTGCAATCTCGCTTTCCAAGACAAGCACTTCTTTTTGCAGTTCTTCGTTGCGCGCTAGTACTGCATCGAGCATATGTTGTACTGCATCGAGCATATGTTGTTTTTCTTCGCATTCCTGCTCTTTTTCTGTCAACAGCTTATGCGCGTGGATCGCTTCACGTTTGAGCCACTCAATGCCTTTGTCATCGTCTGACTGCGTTTCTTCTGTGACAATTGACTCTTGCGACATTGCTTGTGTTTCCGATTCTTCAAGCGTAGACGCGATCTCTTGTTGTGCTTCTTGTTCAAGCGCTCTTTTGATATGCCCCTTTCTGAAATATTTCCACGAATATAACTGTTGATTTGTGATTCCTTTTACTTGTGCAACCTCCGCATCACTCATGCCTTTTTTGTGCATTTCAACATATTCATCAACCGTCAAATCGATTTTTTTGTTTGACACATCTTTCTCCTCCTTCACGCTTTCACAATCTTTCAAAATATCATCAAGCTTTTCACCAGCACGCAACCTTTCTAATTGCTCTGCCGTCAGCTGATATGTCCACACCGTCGTATCTATCCCATGAGGTCGATTGCCAAACCGTACAGACCCTTGTCGGTACGGTGATATACTCGTAAATCTGCTCACTCCTTTTTCACCTTCCTTCTCAACTTTTTGAGCTCGTCCAATTCAATCCAACCGTGCGTTTTGTTGTATGTGACAATTGAAAGTCGGTGATCGGGATAAAGTTTTTCAAACAGCTTGCGTTTGAGTGCGAAAACAGGTGTCTCATACCCCTTCACGTCAACGACTTCAATCGAACCGTCCAAATGCGTGATTTCAAAGTCGGCGATGTACTCTGTCTTTCTGAACGTCTTGCCATTTTTCTCAAATGACTCCAGCAACACATACCGCGGCTGGAGTCGGAATGATTTGATTTGTTTGTTCGTAAGCAACCACTTCAGTTGCTCATAGTAACGTGCCTCTGCTTGTGAATCGAATGTGTATCCATCCACTTCTGTCTTCTTTGAACCGTACTTTGTTGCCATGCTACACCTCAGTATCCATGTTCTTGACGTTGATGATTGATTTTGTTTTTAGCCATGTATTTCTCATGAATCGTCGCTGGCGTTAACCCGACCATGCGTGACAAGGATAATAGAAAATGCCACAGGTCAATCACTTCCTCTTGCAACCGATCTAAGTCAATTTGTTTTTCTTGTTTCCACCATTTCCAATTCACTTCCCGACGAATTTCATCGATTTCACTTTCCATGGCGATCGTGATCGCGATTACCCATTCATCGAGCGTTTTATCAATGTTGCGCTCAGCATGATACGTTCGTCTAATGCTTGCTGCATTTGGAACATCACTTCAAGCTTTTCAATTTCCTCGTCTTCAAGTATTTCCACTGCTGCCGCCAGACCTGCCCTGAAAGAGTCAAGCGAACTATATCTCTTTGCATTCTCAATTAGTTTTTCAAGACGCTCCAATATTTTCGGTTTTGTCATTTTCCCTTATCTCCTCTCGTATTTTTTTAACTCGTTTTCATCCATTGTTAAACGCTTTATTTTGCCCTGTAAGCCGTTCTTCTTTTCTGTTGGCACCTTTCTATTATCTCAACGAGAAAAACGCCGTATGGGCTAAAATTTGAAGTTTACGAGCGTGTTTGGCTCATCTCTCTACCAATCTGGCATCGCAATGCGATATACATCCGTTCCAGTTCAACGAGTGGTAACTCATACAATTGCCGACCGTCTGACCCCTCGTATACTTCGTAATCGATCAGGAAATCAATTAAATACTCTTTGCGTTCTTGAACGAGTTTTTTGCTTTTCAGCTACTTCTCTGAGAACTGCCATCATCCACTCACCTCCATCTTCAACCGTTCTTTCGCTTCACCAATCTCTTTCTAAATTCAATCATTCTCTTGCTAGCTTGCTGTTTCGATATTTCTGCATACATGCAATCACAAGGAGTGAACGAAAACGCCCCTGGTATTACTTCTTGAACTGAATATCCTCTTCCGCAACATTTTTCACACATCAGTTATCCCTTCTTCCCTGTAATCTAAAATCTTCACCTTCAACTTCAAGAAGATATGAGCCACATTGCCCTATTAGTCTACTTGCTGCAGCATATCCGATTTTTTCGCTCAACGTCCCACGATCTTCGTTAGAGTTAAAAATGATCGGCTTCTGCTTTCTGTATCGCTCATTGATAATTTGGTAGTACAATGCTTCTTTCGCTTCCGACCACTTCGCCTTGCCGATGTCGTCCCATACAAGTACGTCTGCATGGGTCGCGCTATGTAGAAGTCGATTGAGCGTTTCTCCCTCATCGTTCATCATTTTTGCTTGAATGAGCTCTTCCATGAATGCCACATCTGAAACCACTAGCACATTGAACCCATCTTTAATGAGCCGTTTGGCTAGAGCGATTTGCAAATGGGTTTTGCCGACGCCGAAGTTGTTATGCTTCTGCTTCATCGGTGCACGTTCATGAGGCGGAAGCTCTCGCAATCGCTGTTCACCGAAGACAGCAATAAAACCTAAATTGTGTTTCGCGATCACTTTTTCTCCGCCGCCCTTCTTGAACTCGTTCATATATTCAAGCGTCATATCGTACATGGATTGCTGATACTGCGTCGCTCGCTTGAAGTTCTCGAAATTCGCGTGCACAAATTCCTCTGGGATGAGCGCTTGCTTAAATCTGCGTTTTCCAAGCTTTTCGTTCCCGACACTCGCAAAAAATAGCGATCTCATTTCCTTGTTCGTCACGCTTGATAATTAACTCCGTATCTTTGCATTGTGGGCACTCATAGTCATCCCTTCCATCCCCATGCTCTTCTTGCCTCTTCGGCTTCTCGGAGGACTTGTTCATATGACTTGCCGCCTTCTTTTGTAGATCGGCTAACACCTCGGCGATGTTTGTGAACCGCGTTGCCATCAGTATCCTCCTTTTCTAAATCTTCAAGGGTTCGAATCCCTTGCTTTCTCCATTTGTTCAATTTTTTATACACAAACTTCCATGTCTTTCCGTTTCCACGCGCTGCATCTTTAATAGCTTCTGTGATCATCTCCTCTGGATTAATAAAACCGAAGTTATCAATTACATCCTGAATGTCTTCGCGTAAGAATTCTGTGATGTCGTTTTTATCTAAAATTTTACTCTTTTGTAGAAGGTCTAAAATTTTGTCCACTGTGCTTTCATCATCCTCTTTATATTTATTTAAATTTTTATTTTATATTTTTTATTTCTTGGTAAGCAATTTCGCTTACTCGGGTGTCAGCAATTTCGCTTACTCGGGTGTCAGCAATTTCGCTTACTGCACTCTCTTTCATTGACTGCAAGAGCCATGTATCGTAATCCTTGTTAAACGCTAGTTTCCTTGATTTTGAATTGGTACCTTCTTCGGTAACGATGACGATATTACTTTCGATCAACTTATCCAGTTCTTGCTTCACTCGTTGCTTATGAACACCAGTAGCTTCCGCAAGAAAGGATAAAGACATTGCATGATCTTTTCGATTAAACCCATAAGTATATCGCCATATCACTAAAATTAATCGAAACTGAGTTGGGCTGAGCTTGGTCAGCGCTAGGTGTTCTAAAATCTCGTTTGCAATTTTGGTATATCCATGCTCAAGCTGTACGTCTGCCAAGCTCAATCCCTCCTATTTTTTCACACAAATCGCAAACCCGTCTTTCACGCTTTTTACAGCATATTCTGGATATCTTCGCATATACTGCAATACAAGCTGTTTGAAATGCTCGTTGTCCTTTGCCTCCTCCCAAATCCATTTAGGAGGAGGATTTTGTATTGCGGCTGTTCATTGAGCATCGAAGACGATCTCCTCTTGTTGCGGTGTTTCGGACTCCATCGGTACTTCAAACGCTTCGGCTTCGATGTATTCCACTGGTTCTGGTTCTGCTGTTACATCTTTACGAACTACTTCGTCCTGTGCGACTTGTTGTTGAATTTCGATGGAAATCGGCAAGTATTTCCACATGTGCCGAATAACCGTCTTTTTCGCCATTTCCTCGTAGTCCGTCACCCATGGACCAGCGTTCGCCGCCTTACTGCGTTTCCGACGTTTTTCGATTTCTTCTTTCGGCATGAACTCGAATTGATACCCTCCGTCTTTGAAATGAGCAACCGCATAGGCTCCGATGAATTCGCCGCGATCCGTCATTGCTGGCTTGTGAACAAGTTTCGGATGTAAGCCGTACTCATATTCGAATGTGTCGTTTGAATAAACCGCATGAGCGTAGATGCTTTCAATGTTTCCACTCCGTCTAGCTAGGTCAATCATTCCTTTATAACCAATGATAAATTGAACGTCCGATTGACCTGTTTTCCCGTTCTTGAATGGTACTAGGTAACAATGCCCAATCAATCCTGCTCAAGCCGAGTTGTGCGGCTTGCATGACCGCGCCAAGAAGAGAAGGAACCGAGCATTCTAACAGTTTCGGATTCGTCCGGATCGTCGTCAATGCGATGCGTGCCATACGGTCAGCATCCATGTGTTTCGGTAAAGCTTTTTCGATTTCTGGTCCCATCTTTTTCAGATATGCCGCAATTGTTTGAGCTGGGGAAGGAGGCGTCGCCTCCGTGTTTTTTGCTTTGTTTGCGAGTTGAGTTTTTAACGTTTGATTTGTTGCCATACTCTTATGACCTCCCTATTTCTTTTTGAATTGTTGCGCCGCAGAGCAAGTTGCCCAATGAGGCATATGCCCTTTAACAACTTCACCCTTTGCAGTCACTACGGTAATGGTTTCAATATCAACCGGCATAGCTTTGCCAGCAGGCGTTTTAATCCACTCGATCTCCTTGCCACAACCTCTGCATTTAGCCATGTCTATTCACCTACTTGATAGAGAATCGCCGTGATATTGATTCCTTAGCGACCTCTTGATAGATTTCTGGATACTTAGCTTTCAATAATTTCGTATCCACGCGATGGCTCACAACATTTTTCCACGTGATGATTCGCTCGCCAGCAAAAGCTTTTTCGTATTCGCCAAGCATTGCTTTCAATTGATTTTCTGCCTCTTTTCTGCGTGTGGCAGCTTCCTCTTCCTCTTGTTTTGCTTGTTCATACTTAGCAATCAGCTCTTGAGCAGTAGACGGCAATTCGATTTCCTCATCAAATTGAGCTGTCGGATACAGAGCTTTCAACAAATCACTCGAAGCATCCGAACCGTCAAACATCGGCGGATTTTTCTTTAGCACGTGATTGTTCCAGAAGTTTGATTCAATCTCGATGAGATATTGGATAATCTCCTCGTCGCGTTCAATTTTTTGTACAAGAACTTATTTCCGCCGATGAGAACCGCGATCCACCAAGCATCGTATCCTGTTACAGCCATGTAATGTTGGCATTGAATGAGATATTGTGCTGGAACCTCATCATCTTTCCACTCATTTTTGAGATGTTCGCTCGCTGTTTTGCATTCAAGTCCTGCTTTCTCACCGACAATAAGGCGATCAACGTTTGCTAACATAAACGAGTGTTCAGGATGCTGCAGGATAGCGTTTTTACGTCGAACTTTGAGACCTGTTCGCTTGCTAAATTCTTGAGCGACGACATCCTCAAGCATCGTGCCCAATACGCTGCTTCGCTGTTCATGCTTTCCTCTGGGGCTTGTCCCGTCTTTTCAAGGTACACCGCAATAGGTGATTTCCATTTGTTCAATCCTGCAATTGCCGAAGCGTCGCTGCCTCCGATTCCATTACGTCGCGCTGACAGCCATTCCTCATGGCTCATTTCATTTGTGTTTGCAAAAACAACAGCCATTTTCATCCCTCCATTTGATTTTTGAAGGTGATTCTTGTACTATGTAGGTAGCTTGTTCTAAGCTGTGAATCACCTTTCAAAGCGCCTCGCCTCCATCGGGGCGTTTTTCATTCTGCGATTTTTCGTACTACACCAAGATTTTCAATGAGATATTGCCAAACGTTTTCTTCGAGAACGACTTCCCCGTCTGGGAACTCATAGATCGTATCGCCATACATAATTTCATCACCGCACGCATCTACACCCCAATGTTCTGAGTCAATCGGGTATGGATAGCCTGTCCGCAATGCTCTCGTGATCGCTGGATGCTCTAAGTCGTGCACGTCTTTTCACCTCTTTTTGTAGGGATTTCCTCCCTCCATGTCGAATAGTGACGTGGAAGGGAGGTGTTAACATGAAAGAAAAGCTACAGAAAATCGAAGAAATATTCCAAATTCTTGATGACTCTTTAATCAAAGAGATTATTGAACCTGAGATAAGCAATCGTATTCGAAACCATTACGATACCCTTATTCAACTTGGACTCAAAGATGATGAACTGATATCTGCGCTAGTTTCCGTTAGTGTCGCTGAATCCATTAGGCTAGGCGCGTTTATTACGGTTTTATTAACAAACCTTAATCTAAACGATCCATTCGACCCTCGCGATTTTATTCATGTCGTGAAATGAATGGTTTTGCTAGTTCCTGAATACGCTCTTTGCTTAATGGCTCTGGAAACTTTATCTTTACATCCTTTGTGACATTGATGGTTTTCGATGGCTTGGTATATGCTTCAAATTCCATTTCAAACTCATTGATCCGCTGAAGGGTTTCCTGTAGTTGCTCCAAAAGAGTGACAGCTCTTTCAAGCAACTGCTGGAACTCTTCAGCATTTTTGAATTGAATGGATACTTTCACGCCTCCTCACCTCCTTTTCTTGCAGGATTTCCCCTTTCTTTGTCGAATTGCGACAAAAGAAAGGGGGTGAGTAACCTTGAAGAGGATATATGCCAATCTTCTTGGTGAATGGGTCGATCTCTCGTCCGATGATACATGCTTAATGGGACCACGTATGGTCAGCCCTTCTGTTTGGTGGGAAGAAAACGCTGAGATTTGGAGTCCCGATAAAAAAGATGAACATACCATATATCAATTGGACTATGTGAACATTCACTACAAAGGGAAAGACTATCGAATCAGCCTATTTCATTCAAGTTGTTAGTGAATAACGTTACTCAGTTTTGACGATGGCGTCCGAATAACGTCGTAAGTTAAACTCAACTTCGAGATTTCGTTTCAATTCTTCAGAGTCGTCAAGCTCCAGCTTGGCGGCTTTTAACGCGAAATATAGATTGACTTGTTGCGCAATTCTTTCCCACTCGTATTTTTTTAGACCTTTCAGTTGCTCAACTAAAGACGCGATTTGCTCTTTTGTCATTCCACTCACCTCCTTTCGCATGTATCCGATGCGCCAGCGCACATCGTCAAGTGCAAGAACGCGCGAGCGAGATGGGGGAGACTCTCGCGTGAGGATGGGAGAAACGCGCTCCTGCACCTGACGACAGGCACTAGACCTGTCGTATGGTCTGTTGTATAATGGGTATGTGTGCGTGTTAGGCTAGCGTTGCGGCGCTGGCCGTTTTTGTAGTTCACGCAACTTTTGTTTGAGTCGATACTCAAACACCATGATGTGGAACGGATTGTTCCGCATCACCTCACAAACCCTCCGAACCTCTGAAACTTTCATTAAGCGAGTAGCTGAAAAGCATATGTTCATTGTTCAGTCACCTCCACTTCTACACCGACTGATTTCAACGCCACTAAACAAATAGCAAGTTCAGCAGTTTCAGCAAACGCTTCATAATAATTACCAAAAGGTTGTCTGTCTATTTCAGCAAGATATTGCATGTCTTTTGGAGGATCACCAACTTGCGGTATTACTGCAATTTTCAATTTCTCTACCACTTTCCAAGCGTCTGCGATGTTGGTTGAAGGTGAAAATGATTCTTCTCTAAAACCTGAGTATTTTGCTACAATCATGTTGTTTTTTGGATTAACCCAAAAACCTATTTCTTGACCCCATATGTTAACTCTGCGGTTCTCTAACCGCCACCCCATCACCTTTTCCGCAACCAACCGATCAATCTCACGCAGATTCATCATTCATTCCCCTTTCTCATAATGATCGCAATATCAATTCCTTTTTCACGCATCATTTCAACGATTTTTACCAACTCGTCATGTTGTTCTTTCCGTTTGATAAGCTCGTCCAAGTCGCGTTTGCAGCGAAGGAATTCCTCCGCCCATTTCTCTGCTTCGTCAAAATGATCGTGTACTAATTCCAACCGCGCTTGGAGTAAGCATAATGCCCCGAAGTTGACCAACTTCTCTGCCAACTGACGGTCGTTTTCTAATACGTTCATTGTTTTATCTCCTCCCGAAATCGAATCCCAAACCGTTCTGGGTACTTCTGAATCGCTTCAAGAATCGTTCCTAACGTCACCACGTTTTCGTGCAGTAGCCCTTTATCGTCATCGAATGTTACTTCCGTAATAATGTTGCGATCCAAATCCAACACACTCACAACGTATAGTGGTGGTACAGTGTCAAATTCCACAATGGACGATTGAATGATTTGCGGTTGCTCATAGAGCGTATTTACATGGTTACGTACAAACACCGGAAGCTCATCGAACGAAACGCGTTTAATGTTCATTGTTATCCTCCTCTAGCTTCTTGGCTGTTCTTTCAGCCACATAATCAAAAATTGTTCACATTCTTTCGCTGGGAAGAGCCACTTCTTTCCTACCCTGTACTTTGGAAAGCGCGGATCGTAAAAGAATGTTTCTCGAATGAACGTTTCACTCATACACGTTTGTTTGCAAAGCTCTTTCATGTCCCAGAACGTATGCCGATGCTCAATGTCGTTTAATCTTTTTCGCAATTCCTCAATAAAACGCCGTTCCACTTGGTGTTCATCTACTTGGATATCAATCAAGTTGTTCCCCCTCCTTTTTTGTAGGAATTTCCTCCCTTCGTGTCGAATAGTGACGTGGAAGGGAGGTGATAAAAAATGGCAAAGTTTTATTACTACAACAAACATGTTGATAATAAGGGAAACCACGAAGTTCACAGCGAAGATTGTTCTTATTTGCCTAACTATGACAACCGCATAATGATCGGGTACGAAAACGACTGTAAATCCGCAATCGAGCGAGTGAAACGAGAAACCGGAAAAACTAACTTTGATGGTTGTTGGCACTGCAGTTTTGAGTGCCACATCGGATAAGGGGTTAATCCCTCTTATCTCTATAAGGAATTGCATTATCGTAATAAAACTTTTTGACAAGTGGTGGTATTTTCTCTAGTTCCTTGAGTGTAAAACCGTGTTCCTGACACTGTTTGCAGATGTGTGTTACCAATTCGTTGAACGCTTGTTCTCTTTTGTTATTCACGTGTATCCCCTCTCATTCTTCGTAATCTAGTTTTAATGAAAAATTTACAGAAATGCTTAAACATTCGTTAGGTACAGTAAACGAATTAAACAAAGAGCTTAGAAGTCGTCACAGCGACGAGTCTCACGACTTGTTCCAAGTCGATTTCAAACATGTATACGTTCCAATCGATAAATATCGCTTAGATGATTAAACAACTCATGCGCTTGATGTTCATTGAGATCGTTACGCGATAAAGCTTCTTTGATCTCTCCCATGACTTTTTCGTAACGGTCTCTCCCCAATGCAATTTGTAATTCTTGTTCAACGTGCTTGATTGAACGAAGTGCTTGCTCAAGCTGTTCTATTGTCACTCTCATCACCTCCTTTCACGCCGTTTTCTATTGCAGGATTTTCCCTCCCTTTTGTCGAATTAACTCGAGGGAAGGGGGTGTTTAGAATGATCCGAATTGTTTACGGTTCATGCCCAGAACAAGATTGTGAATATGACATCACCGTTTACTATGCGCGTGTGCCGACTGTAAACAGTCATCGTACTGGTTATAGAAAAACAGGATTCAATTGCGATTATGGTTCACTACATGGTTGTTCTTATGAAGATCGGCAACAATGCCCTATTTACAACAATCTTCCTGAGATCTCTTACGATTTGGTCTGATGAGCGCACTATATCGAATGTCTGTTGTTAGCTCTTCGAGAAGCCAGAATCGACTAAGATGATTCCAATTGCATTCGTTAACGTATTTGCACGTTGCGCAGACCATCCCGAGGTCTGCCAACTGCTCCACTTTTGCATCTTCCCAAAAGTGATACAGGTGCCAGCCGATACAATGAAATGCGTGTTTCATCTTTCTCATCTTTTTCAACGATAGCAACCAGCGCTTGAATATTCTTTTCATCTGTGGCATAATTCTTTTCCATCGCTACCTCCCGATACTTATCATTATTCTTAGTTAAATGATTTCAACTTCCACGAAAAGAGTGCAGCGTGCGCTGTGCTCTTTTTCAATTTCGAGTAGTTTCTCTACAATCCGCTTTGCTTCTTCCACGTTTGAGCAAGATAGTTTTACTTTCACTTCCATTCCCCTCACCCCCTTTCACGCGGTTTGCTCTTTCTTCAACAGCAACCGAAACGTCTCTCGCCCTTTTGGTGTAATCAGCGTTTGGACATCAGCCCGTCCGTTTCGTTCCCATTCCTTCAATTCAAACAACTCTGGGACATATGCTGCATAAGGTTTGAGCTTCTTTTTCTGATCGCGGTAGATGAATTTGTTCTTCAATAACCAATCGATGAAGAATCGTTCCTTAATCTGCAACTCTTTCGCAGTATCACGGAAATTCGTCAGCAAGTTCCGATCGACCAAGGCATCGAAATATTCCACTTTCGGCTTCATTGCCGCGATCTGTTCATTTTGTCGACGCACCGTTTCCAACACGCCACGGAACATCATTTTCGTCTGCTCGTCCGCAAACGGAAGATACGTGTTGATAAACATGTCCTCATTCGCAACGTAGCCACCTGTTTTGCGGATGGTCGGGAGGATCTCATCGAAGACCCAGCGTTCAAACTCTTCCGCCTTCTTTTTTATTTCTAAATTTTTACTTTGATCAGCCGCCTTGATTATTAATCGGTATATATCTCCTTCTGGAATCACTCTCACCGTTTGTTCTCCCCGTTAGTAGGGATGCGGTAAGTTACCGCCCCTTGCAGTGGGTTGAAATTGCTTCATGTGGTCTCATGTACCCTAATGCTTTCGCAACGTCATTACCCACAGCGTAAGGGTTGTTGTTAATCTCAACGAATCGAATTTCCCCAAACATTTCATGATTGAAAACTTGTAGCTGGTTCATTTCCGTCCTCCT